TTAAATACTTTTATAAATTTTGTACTTATTAAAGTAGATAAACCTTTCATAATCATTCTTATTCTAGCTAAGTTATCAACAAAATTTTCAGCTGCTGCAGACGTTTCTCCATCTAAAATAATTCCTAATTCTCTTGCTTCTTTTCTTTGTCTTAAAAATTCGTCGCTTCCTTGCTGTAAAGCAACTATAAGATCAGCACTAATTCCTAATTTTTGAGCAAACTCTAATCTTTCTGCTTGAGAACCTAACGTCATAAATCTATCAGATAACTCCATCATTAAGTCATCAGTTTCTTTTATTTGACCATTAGCTTCTGCTACGTTAATACCTAATATTCCAAAAACTTCTACACCTACTCCCATTCCCCTAGCAGCTTCAGAAGCAATTCTGCCAAGACCTTCAAGAGAAGTTGCCATAGATTCAATTGAACTTCCACCTAATTCTGCAACGTATCCCATTTCTTGAAGAGTAGCTGCATCGATTCCCGCAACTTTCGACATTTTAACAAGTTCATCATTCGCTTCAGCAACTTTTTTTGTAAAAGCAAACATCGCTCCGCTAGCAGCAGTAGCGACTGTCACCATTTTTGCTAACTGTTTAATACCTGTTGATATAATTTTATTAAATTTATTTAAATTCTTTTCATCGTATTTAAATCCAAGAACTGTATATAAATTTTCTATTACTTTATCTGACATTTTCTTTTGCTTTCTTGTATTCTAAATATCTTTTTTCTTCTTCAATGTCTAATACTTCACTTAAGTAATATGCATCAGCCAACGAATATACGGTTCTAAGTTCATGAAGAGTAGCTACTCCTCCATTAATTAATCTAGCTACTAATAAATTTACGTTGTACTCTCTTCTGTCGATTCCTCCTCGTTTGTGATGGGCGAAATCGACTCTAATAACTCCCCCAAGTTAAAGTTTACCTCCAATATAAACCCAGCTACTTTCCACATCGTTGCCATTTTACCTATAAAATAAGTAGAAAATTCAATTACATGAGGCGTTCCTTGAAAGTCGTTGTAAAAAACACCTTTTTTAAACAACTTTAATATTAAACTATTTACTATCTCATCATCGAAATTGTTAATTAAAGAAGGAATTATTTCTTGAATCTTTTTAGCGGAAATGTCTTTTTGTCCTACTAGCCCTAGTATACCCGGTCCAATAATCTTAATAAGTTTAGTTTGAACCTCTAAAGCTGAAATGGCGTCCATTTGAGTAACGCTGTAAGTAATATCATCAATAACTTTACTTTTTTGTTCCATTTTATTTGCCCTTATCCTCATAGAGAAAAGCTACCGGCTGAACGATGAGGAGTCGTCCTTTTCGGGTAGGGCCTTCCCTAGCCGGTAGCAGAATTTATTATGTATCAAGAATTGCTGGAGTCATGAAATCACCTCTAAAGATCCATGACATAGCATTAGGATTCTGACCTCTAGTAACATCGGGAAATTTCTGAATCCAAGCATTATTAATAACATAAGTTTCTTTGGTTTCTTTATCCTCAATTACCATAGGATAAACACCAGTACCAAGTTCTCTATCTGCATTATAAACAGTAGATAAATCTACATTACTTTGAGATGTTTGCAGAAGATTTACTGTTATAGTACATCTGTTATCATTGGTCTTAGATCTTAAAACATCCCCCTTAGCTCCTGCCATATCTGAATAAAGATTGTTGTCCATGATGACTGTCACTACGTCATCTCCTTCAGCAAATCCCTCTAACTCTAGTATTCCAAAAATAACGTTTACATTACTAAAGGAATAATTTTTGAAATCAGGCATCATAAGCTCCTTTTATTAATTTTTTAAAAAATAGACTTCCTTACTTTTAATTAGTCTACCTTGCCGAGTATATTTGTAAAAAGTAAGGAAGCCTAATGTTATACATAAACTTTACCACGTACTGTAACTGTATCTATAGCACCCTGCAATTGTGCTGTAAATTCTCCGTCAGGTAAAATTCTATCATCTCGTTGAGTAGCAGTAGTTTCAGATCGTTTAGGGAAAGAGGTAGTCACAGATCCTTCAACAAGAATCTTTTGTTTAACTCCGTAAAGATCTAACATACTCTTCAAACGATTATCCACCATTGATATACCTGCATTAGTGTAAGGAATAATGTCTTTCTCAACAAGTAAAGAAAGAAGACCTTCTTCAACTCTTGCCTGTAAGAAGTCAATGTTTCTTATGATGTCAATAAATTCTCCATCCTTGTCTACATTCTTTCCACCTCCCATAGTTCCGAAATAAGTAAAGTCAGCCCCAAGAGTTGTGGAATAAAGATTACAATTAACATCTATAGCAGCATCCTTTTGAGTCTCGGTAAGAGTTACAGGATCAACATCATACAAAGCTCCTTCAGCAATACCTGCCAAAGTCTTATAAGCCCAATTAGTTGAGCCGACAGGTTTAGCTAACTGTTGACCAAGAAGAGACATATCAGGATAACGATTAGTATTATCATGATATAAAACTCCAGATCTTTTATAGTTATTATTTTTAAGGAAATAACTAAAGGTAGAGGTATCACCAAGAGTAAGAACGCTGGCATCATTAGAGGCAATAAAGAACATCTTCCTTCTAGACTCAATAGCAGTAGCCATACTTTGAGTGTCTGTAATATCACGGAAAGCTTTCAAGGAACTCATTGCATACCATGAATTATTAACATTCTCAATAGCTGTAATAGCAGCCTCGACTGTTTCAGCTACTTGACCTTGTGACAGATAGGAGCCACCGGGGTTAGATACACTGTAAGCGGTATCCCCATCAAGATAACTACTACCACTTATATCAGTACCGGCTGGAGCTGCTACAGTGGATAACAAGGTAATAGTTGAGGTTGCACCAGTAGTCCCACTGTTAATATGGAATCTACCATCTTTATAGTAACAATCCCCATTTGCACCAAGAGCCGTATCGATAACAGTTGCAACGTCATCTAAGCTAGTTACCGGACCTGCTGAGAAGTCCAAACCTGTCAATGAAACTGTGCCACCATCGATATCAACGGCAAATTCACCATCACTGATGGCTGCCCAAGTAGCAATAGTTGTAAGAGGATCATTGCCGCATTCTAGCAAAGCTGCTGTAGCTGCATCTGCATAACGTCCAAAATAAACTTCTTCTGGCTGATAACTGTTGAAAGGATCTTGATTAAAGAAAGCATTAGCAGCGTAATACTCTTCAGAAGTACTCCCGAAGAAAGTACTAACAGAAGAATCTGAAGTAAATCTTTTTATCCTTCTAGTAGTAGACAGTAAATCGCTATCTGTCAATATTAGAAGGATACCAAAACTTGCAGCAGTTACACTTGGAGAATCCTTTGTAATAGCTACATCAATAAATCTTGATATTGCTCTTTCTACCATGATTAAATCTCCTTTATATTAAATTACATAACTATTCATAGTTGTTGTCCAATAAGGCTGCATTACTAAAGACCAATAAGAAGTCATAGGAGTAGCCCAATAAGTTAATACTGAACCATCTGGAATAACAAAAGTATCTCCATTTAGATTATTTGTTAGTTCGATCTTTTGTATAGACTCTATAGTTTCTTCATCTAACGACCTTACATTAAACTGACAATCAAATTGTGCTCTTTCCTCCCATTCTTTATTTATCTCTGCGTCAATTTCATTTACACTTGAAGTTTTAACATAACCAATACCGGCTGTATATAGATCTTCTAGAACAGTTACTCTAGCTAGACTATCTCTTAGAGTAGTTGCTCTTTGATACGCATCAGAATAAAAAACATTAACACTAACTAACATTGTATATAGAGTAGAATAATCATTCTCTACTGATTCATCAACTTGAAGAGTCCCTATAGTTTCAGGCTCACATTGAGGAGTTATGGACATAACATGAATAAGGTTATAAGGATCAAGAGGACGTGGAGCGTTTGGTTTAGCAAAGATAGTCTCCTCACTGGAAACACTTTGTATCCATGTATATAGAGCATTCTCTATTGAGGTTTTATCAATCATTAAGGTTGCCTTATTGCTAAAGCTTTATAATAACCACCTATCTGTCTGTTAGCCACATTGTAAACTTGATAAGTAGAGCCTAGATATGTTAACTTGTCACCATTCGAAACACCATCAACTTGAGATACTAACTCAAAAGTAGTATGTAGTTTAATTGTTTCTTCTGTCCTCATTCCTTCTTCCAGTACTAACAAATCTTTAGGAGAAGCGTTTTGGACTACTGCACTAAAAGATATAACTGAATAAGATTCTACCCATCTTCCATTTACGTAAGAACCTGTTGATCTATTGCCTGTAATAGTTTGAAGCCATCCATCAAGAGCAACTGTAACATCATTAAAATTAGTCATTCATTCACCGAATAAGTTATTGAATTTTTAAGTTGACCGGTATCTATCAGTGGTTTTGTCTTTGGAGCTTTTGCTCTTTTAGTTGATGCTGCAAGTTCCTGAAACGGTCCTTTAACTATTTTCTGTTTAATCATACCTGAGACAAGTTCACCTAAGAGCCCTAAAGCTTTTTCAGTAGTCATGTCCCCTGAGATTATTTTAGGTAAAACACTTTTTTGAAATGATATAATTTCCTTTTTCTGCTCTACCATGGTAGCTCTCAAAAATGACCTTTCAGGGATGGTAATGTCATGGGGCTGGGTAGTACCGGCAATACCTTTAGTTCCCAAGGGAACAAACCTAGCTTGTCCATTAGCCATGATTTTATAAGGCGTTCCTCCAGGGTGTTTAATCACTCCCCCAAACTCATGGACAAACCCAATATGAGCTATAGTAATATCTCCTGAGGGATGTTTACCGGCATCGATTATCCCTATATCAACAGTACCGGGCTTTCTAATCCTTTTCTGAACGGCCTCAAGTCCTCCATCTATCTTCTCTCTTTTAAAGCTAGACATAATTTCCTTATACTGTACTAGCGGGTACTCCTAAGTACCTTCTTAAAGTTAGATATCTTTGACCGTAATAAGTAGAAGAGTAAAAAGCATCTCCTGAATTGTCCGGTATCGGCACAGCATAGTTAACACTAGTACCATCAACAGCTTTACCACTCACTTGTCCTGCTGAACCACTATTACCATTTTCAGCGTTCTGAGCTAGTGTTAATAGATGAGCTGTTAAATACATCAAACCTAAATCATACTTAGTACCCCAATAAGTCTCATTAAGAATAATTACAGCTTCATCTATACTCTCTTGAACAGAGTCTGTAGGCACTGCTGCAAACTGAGGAAACTTTGTCTTGAACTCATTAACTGTAATAGACATTAGCTAACCTTTGTAGACATTCTTTTAGGAGGATTCAAAACTCCTTTTCCTCGATTTAACTTCTCATTTTTAGCTTTAGAATTTTGAATTTCATTTGAAGCTTCTTCTGTCATTCCAGACTTTTCATCGATTAATTGAAAATATTGTTTAGCAAAAGCCTTAGCAGCAGGATTATCTTCCATAAAAGGATCTAAATTTTTAATTTCGTTATGACCAGGAAGCACTCTTAAAGTCTTTTCACCTGCAGCTTTTAAAGTAATTACGCTTGTAGCAGTACTTAATACGATAGGCATTTTAAGTCTCCTAAGAGCCTAGCCGATATACTCGGCTAGGCTAGTTAAAATTTATTAAGTTAATTAGATACCATCTGCATACCGAGCAGAACCGGGATAACGGAACTCGACACCAGACATTTTATATTCGCCAGGAATCTGGAATCCTCTGCCTTTTCTTTGAGGCTCGGTGAATCGTAAGGGCATAGGAATATGGAAAACAACTTTATCAACATCCTTAGTATAAGCCATCATACGATCCGTACCACCTGCACCAGCTGCTGCAAGCTCAGTAAGAGGAATAACATCGTCCATACTATTCAGATAAGGGCAATTAGAAACAAGCCACTGGAGAATAGTAGTATCAGAAACAGTGGACCTTGGAGTTCCTGCAATGTAATTCCATTGAGCAGTCGGTAGGACTAAAGTATCAGGACGTTCTACCTGAAGTGTATCTACAAAAATATCCCCCATGAAATCATTAACATCAAATATAATCTGGTCAGCTGTTTTGTTTACCCACTCTGTACCTGAGCCAGGGTTAACAACTGTAGCTGCTGTTACATTCGTATTGTTAATAAATCCAGGCAAATTATGAGTAGTATCACCTACCATGGAAACTCTCTGACAATGTTCTTCATAAGCTCTTCTAGCTACACTTGCTTTTCTTTCAGGCAAAGCTCTGTTAAGCTGGATAGCTTGACGAAGTTCCTCATCAGAATACTCATAGCCAGTAGCACCAAGCTCAACAGGTACAACAACTTTGTTGTCACCAATCTCTGCGATCGGAACATCAAGAGATTTAGTTCCAACAAATTTAGCGACAGCTGCTCCATCCATGTAGATGTAAGTAACCGACTCTGCCCATTCTCCCGCCTCATTAGATACTGGAATAACTGCTGAGTAAGTAATAGCTTTGTACTTCTTTTCATACATCTTTGCCTCAATATGAGTTAATTGAGACAGAAGGAAAGCAAGTCCTGTTTGTGCATCATACAGCATGATAAACTCCTTTCTTGATACTTTATATCAAAAAAATTTAATTAATTAAGCAACAGTGGCAGTCGAAGTACCTACAACTCCCCAATTAGAGCCTTGGAAAATAAGCTCACAACTGTCCCCTGCGTCATCAAAAGTGATGGTAGTACCATCCAGCAAATTAGCCGGAGTAAGTACCTGATCACCACCATCAACCAGCATCTTTAACATTACCTTCTGACCTTCATACCCATCAGCCAAAGTAGAAGTAGAAGCACCGAGAGTGGAATCAAAAGTAATGTTATCAGCATCAAGAGGCAAGGCTCCAGAAGTTGCAGTAACAGAAACTGTAGCTCTTTTTCCTCTACCCACCTCTTTCCAAGACGTGCCGGTAAACCAAAGGTCGATGTAATCAAAAGCTTCAGTTAACCTTAAAGTAGTACCAAGGGCCAAATTAGCGGGAGTGATAACAACATCACCTCCATCAACGGTCATCATTAACCGTTTAAGCTGTCCCTCAGTACCATCAGCAAGAGTAGCAGCCTGAGCACCAAGAGTTGAGTCAAAGTAAGTAATACCAGTACTTACACTGATAACAACAGCACCGGCAGCGGTAAGAGTCTCAGAGCTATCAGGAGCAATAAGAACACCAACACCAGGAGTGTTAAGGTTAATGATACCGATAGCACCTGCGGCAGTAGTAGTTTCCCAGGAAGCACCAGTAATAAGGTCGGCATTACCACCTCCAGCGTCTTTCCGGAACCGACCTACAACATTCAGCGGAGAGGCAGCTGCTGTATGACGAAAGTAAACGGCATCACCTGGAACGACTGATTGTTCAGTGTAGGCATAGATTTTACCAAAATCTATGATGTTCATCTCTTGGTACTGATCATACAAATGAAGATCACTTGCATTTTCAGACCATGCTGAAGTCATCTCAGTGATACCCATAAAGGCTTGACCGGTAGCAGTAGGAAGTTTTGCCTGATTATCGGCAGTACCTCTTACAACCGCTCGACCGAAAGGGATATCTCCCCCTTCAGCAACCTTAGAAGAGATATTAGTTAACCCAAGGTCAACTCGTTGTCCCTCAAATCCAGGGATATGCTCTGCGGTATAGCTTGTTTGAATCGGCATGATTAACTCCTTTTTACTTGATTTAATTATCTTTAATCTAATAAAACTTGATTAGCGGAACGTTTAGACGTTAACAGTTAATGTACTGTCAACATATTTCTGTCTTACTGAATCTCTTGTAATCTTGTTGCCTTTCTTATCAAGAATATCTTTTGACAAGTTCTCATTAGAATCTTTAGCCTTATTATACTTAGAAACGGCCATATCATAAGCAGCATCTATGTAATCATTAGACTTATCTGTTAGATCCATATCAGGAATAACCTTGTCAATAACAGCTTTCTTAACTTCAGTCGGGCAACCACATTCTGGCATCTTGTCACCAAGGATATCTTTACCTTCAGCAAGTAAAGAAGCTCTTTCAGTGACCAGATCATTAATGGCCTCATCACTTAAAATAGTCTTCTCCATAGCGTCCTTAGTTGCTTTCGATTTATCCAGTTCCTTTCCAAGCTTTTCATTTTTCTTCTTTTCTTCATCGAGTTCTTTCTGCATTTCTTCTTTTGACTTATCAGTCGTCTCCTGAAACTTACGAATTGCTTGAGCCAACTGCTCATCCTCCACAGTGTACTCGATGCCATCAATAGTAATTTTCATAACATTTCCCTTTCCCTTATCGTTTAAAATTCTACATTGTGACCCACATCTTCCAGCATCTACAATTGCTAAATGATTAGGTCTAATATTTGTCTGTATGTACTCGTAATTTGACCCTAAGTACTCTCCTTTCTCCTCTTTTAAATCTTGTTGATAACCTACACTAACTTCTATTTTTCCTTTATTTATTTTATCTATTAACTTTTTATCAGTAACAGTAACAACTCCTTTTACAAGAGTATTACTTTGCTCAATATTTGAGACCGTTCCTCTTTGTAAAGTTTTAACATTATCAATAGTAACAGCTTCTTTAGGATGATCTTCAGTTACCACTAAATTTGTGTATCCTTTAATACTGTCTTCATGGAACACTTCTTCAGGAGGTCTAAATACATTAATAATTTCATTAGCTCGATCTGTTAATCCTAATTCTTTACCTAAATATTTTTGAATGCCTATTCTAGCTAAATTAACGTTAGCTGTAAGAAATCCCGTAACATCATCAATTTTTGTAGAAAAAGATAACGATTTATCAAATACTATGTAGTTCATTTAAGCAGCCTCCCTTTCAATATCAATAATAGGGCTGTATGTACATCGACAGTTTATCTCTTCTCCAGGGTATAAATTCTTACCATCACAAGAAGAATAAAGACCTTTTTTTAAATTAAATTTTTTACCATTTCTAATTCGATGACATTTTCTTACAGACTCATCTTCCGAAGATCTCCAAATGCCTTCTGTAATTCCTAGACTTTCAGATCTTCTTTTCGTTAATTGAGCGTTTATTGTAGAAACTTCATTTCTAGCTATAGTCTTAATTCTATTAACAAGTTTATAATTTGCTCCGCCAGGTTTTTTTAATTTAATGT